CCCTTGTCGTCGTACATCACGGTTACCTGACCGCCGGTGGCGGCTTCCACGCTCTGGCGCAGACTGTCCTTAATGCTGATGATGATGCTCACGATTATTCTCCTTCGGTTGCGGTGGTGGGCAACGGCCACAGGTTGAGAGTCACGAGATCGGTTTTCAGGGGGTCGAGCCGGCGCTCAATGACGGGAGACCCGTCCTCGCCGCTCTCCCCGGTTTCTACATCGGTGTAGGTCGCCGGCGGAATCACGATGTTGGCCACGTACCATCCCGCCCCTCGGCCCTCGACGACGCTGCCGTCGCCGGAGAGAGAGAGATCGATGGCGGTGGCGACATCCGCCTGCCGGGCGGCCAGGTCGATGGCGCAGTTGCCCACGGTCAGGATGGCGCCCTCCAGGGCGACCGTCGCATGGCGCCCTTCTGTCATGATGATCTTTTGCATGGTCGATCCTCCTTAATTTGCCGGGTTGAGCAGCGTCCAACGTACCATCACGTTGTCGGCGCTGCCTCTGATGCGGATCTTGAAGCCGTTCTGTTGCCGGTCGACGACCTCCAGCTCGCCCACGGCCCCGATGTAGGTTGCCGACTCCACCATCAGCTCCACTGCGTAATCGGGAGCGTTGAGCTGGGGGGCGGGAAGGGGCACGTAAACGTCTTGGACGGTGTTGATCGTCCAGCCGTTCCAGGGCTGCAGCGTGCGACGATCCGTCAGCGTGACGGCGCTCAGGTTGTTTGCTGTGTCTCCTGCCGGCACGGTCAGCTGGTACAAGAGCAGTGCCGCGTCGGGGACGGCCGTATCCAAATCGACCCGGTACGCCCCGCTCTCCAGCGCCAGGTACGCGTAATAGACCACGTCGGAGGTGCCGGGGTTGGTTGGGACCGTCACGTGGTAGTCATCGTCGGGGATAAAGCGCATGCCGCCGTCGATCCATGCCCGGCTTACGCCGCTGCCCACGGTGCCGCTGGCCGACAGGTGCAGCGCCCTGATGTCCGCCTTGCTCAGTACGCACCCCGAGACGACCCATTTGTTTTTGAGCACCACCGTCCCCTGGGCCAGGGAGCGGTGCTGGAGGTTTTCTATCGCCTGGGTATTGACGCCCGAGATCGACAGAGCCTGGGAGATGGCGGCCACGATGGCGTTTTGCGCCTCGTCGTCGATCCCCTCGGCCAGCGCCTGTAGCTCTTCGACCTTGTCTTTCAGATACCGCGTGCGATTGCCGAGCTGCTTGCCCTGCACGTTGCTGATGCCGTTGGGTCCGCCCACCACCGGATCGGTCGTTTCGATCTGGTAGACACCGGCTACCCACTCGCTGGCTTCGCTCAAATTTGCCATGATTTAACTCCTTAAAATGTAATGGTCCACGTCCCCGAGAGGCTGATATCCGACTCTTTTTCGATCGCCCCGCGCACCTTGCGCGAGAAAAGCGACCCATCCGAACACACGAGCCCGAATTCCCGTATCGCCTTGCCGTTGGCCTCGCTCGTGGCCAGACTCCAACTAAATTCGACCTGCCCTGGCGCGGGATAGGTGCGCCCCGAAAGGTTTTTGACATACGCGCCCGTCAAGGCGGCGTCGTCCGGGCTTGGCCCGTCGCCGCTCGTACCGAAGCCGATCTGCGCCACGGTTTTGCCAGCGCCGTCGCCGCCGATGAGCTGCGCCAGGGCATCGCGGGCGCCGTTGACGATGAGGTTGTCGTCCTCGAATTCATCGATCAGGGCTCCGTGGCGATAGACCTGCACATGCAGGACTCCGCGTGGGGGGGCTGGTGTGTCGCTCAGATTCATCTTTGATGGCCTCCTTTTATGCTGTGAGAGATTCGACAAAGGTCGCTGCAAAGCGGCGCGTTCCGTCGAAGCAGTGTCTGCCGTTGTGGCGCACTTGTCTGGTGAGGGTAATCGACATCACATCGCGGGGCGCGCCTGTTGCTTCCCCATACCGAGCCGCGCCGTCCATCGCCGCCAGTCCGTCGTAAGAGGGGGAGACAAGCGCGTAGGCGTCCCCGGCGGACATGGGGATCACCCCCATCTCCAGGGCGCTGCGCTCGTTGGCGTAGCGCTCGCCAGTCACGTCCCAGAGGCTGTACTTGCTCTGTCCGCTGTAACCCTGCTCTGCGTTGTGTCGCCATACCCCATCGAAAAAGACCGGATCGTGCCCTTCGACGAGCTGCGCCTGGTCGTGCTTGACTTGCCCGCCGTAGGTCAGACCGAAGTGAGCTTCCTCCTCGAGGGCGGGCGAAACGGTGGTGGCGGTCTGCTCAAGGGTGCCCACCTGGTCGGCCATATGGGCGCTGAACTCTACCTGGCGCAGATGGCGGCTTGCGGGCTTGGCCATATCGATCAGGGCGGTGAGGCGCGCCCTGGACGCCGCGTCGACCCCCTCAATCTCGCCCAAGTCGACCAGCACATCAAAGAGCGCCCAGCGGCTCCCTCCGAAATACGTCTCCTCGCCGCTGTAGAGCTGCGCACCATCATGTGTCAGCTTCGGCAAGCCCTCCGAGATGATGGCCTCGGCATAACCCGCAGCCCGCAGCGCTTCGCGCACGGCCCACACCGTCCCCTTGCGCCGGTGTATGGCGATGCTCTGAGCGATGACCTGCCGCTTTGCGGCCTCGGGCCAGTCGCTGCTCCAGGTATCGACCGACAGTGCCCAGGCCAGCCAGGGCAGCACCTGCGGCGGGCAGGCCTGCGGGTCCCACAGCGTACCCACGGGTACCGGCACATCGGCCAAGCGCGCGGTGGCCTCGCTCAGCGCCCGTTCGGCGGCGCTGGCGTTGGGGGGCAACAGATGGCTACTCATCGCGGCCCGCCACGGTCACGGCGAGCGCCTGGCACCAGGCGGCCTGGCTGTCGTCAACGGCCAGCCCCGCCGCCGGGGAGGCCAGCGTCACGCTTTGCACACCCGGCTGATGCAGCGCCGCGTAGAGGCCCGACAGGGTAATATCGGCCCCCAGGCGATGCTGGGCCTCGGCATAGGCGCGAGCTGCGGCCTCGGCTGAGCACCGCACCACCTCCGCGTCAGGGCCGTGATGCAGGGTCAGGGCGGCGCTGATGGTGTAGGGGATAATCTGCGCCGCCTGGACCGTCACCCCGTCGCACAGGGGGCGCACCGTCTCGTCTGACAGGGTCGCGTCGACCGCATCGAGCAGGGCCGCATCCGGGGCGCCGGGGGCGACGGCAGACAGCACCGTCACCAGCACTTCGCCAGGGGAGGGACTTTGCACTGACACATCCTTGACCTGCGGCGCGGCCGACAGGGCATGGTAGCGGTACGCGCTGCTGCTGCCGGCGCTGGTCCAGCCCTCCGGGGCCAGCTGCACGCGGGCGCGCAGGGCGGCGTCACTCTCATAAGTGGCCGCCACCGGCGGCAGCGCGACCGGGTCTCCGGGGTCGACCAGCTGCCGCTGCACCCCGTAGAGGGCGGCCAGGTGGTCGAGGTCGCTGCCGGTCGCATAGGCGAGAAGCACCGCGCGGGCCGCGTCGTTGACCCTTTGGCGGATTAACAGCTCGCGGTAGGCGCAGACCTCGAGGACCTTGTAGGCCGGGTCGCTCTCCAATAAGGCGGTAAAGGCCGGGTCGCGGTTTTGCAGATCGTCGCGCAGCGCGGCGAGGATCGTCTCATAATTGAGAGTTTCCACCACCTGTGGGGCGGACAGCCGGGTCAAATCAATCGGCGTCGTGCTCATAGTATGATCCCTTCCAAGGTCACCGGCTGGCCCGTCGGCCGATAGCGGCCGGTCAAAGTCAGACTGATTTTGCCGGAGGCGAGCGGCGCGGCCTGCACGCTGTCGAGCTTGAGTCGCGGCTCCCATTTCGCCAGCGCCTCGGCGGTGGCGGCGTAGACTTCGACCAGCAACACTTTGTCGACCGGGCGGTCGACCAGCTCAAAGAGACGGCTACCGTAGTCGCGGCGCATCACCCGGCTGCCCAGCGGCGTGGTCAGAATATCGCGGATGCTCTGGTGCAGGTGGTCAACCCCCGTCAAGCTCTTTCCCGTGGCGGCGCTGGTGCCGTTCATGCGCTCTCCTTGGGCGTTTCCGCCTCGATGTCGCAGACATAGCCGCCGCCATCCAGGCGGTGGGTCACGCGGGTCATGCTCCAGGCGCCGTCGGCGCCGCTGCGCAACCCGGTTACTGTCAGCTTCCCTTCGGCCATCAGCAGCGGGTCGCCTGGGCAGCTCAGGCGCAGCGTGGCCAGGCCACGAGTAAAGGCGTCAAGCCTGGCCTCGGCGGCGCTGGCGGCGCTGGGCTCGTCCGGGTAGCGGCGGCCAATGGTAAAGACCGGCTCTCCGCTGCCGGCGGTCACGGTCTGCTCCTTGGCGGCCGCAGCGTCAAACCACTTGGCGATTACCGCCGGGTACTTTCCGCGCTCGGCCAGGGTCACCTCCCAGCGCGAAAGCTGCCCAGCAATCAGGCTCACCTCGGGCAGCGTCTTGCCGCTGGCGCTCTTGGCCTCACCGGCGGGCACAAACAGCAGCAACCCCCCGGCAGGCTTGGCCACCGCGCCGCGCTCCCTGGCCAGGCGGGTCAAAAAATGCAGGTCGCTCTCGTCGGCCTGGTCGATATGGACCAGCGCCTCACTCTCAAACATCTGACCGACCCGCGCCTCGTAGCCATGTTCGGCGGCGATGCTGCGCACGATATCGGCCAGCCATACCTCATCCCACGAGCGGGTGCGCGGCTTTTTCAGGCCCTGGCGCAGATCGGCGGCGCGGGCGCGGATGGTCATCTGCTGCGGCGGCCCGGAAAGCCCGACCTCGTCCACGGTATAGATCCCCATGCGTTGTAGACCGGCGCCTATGTATCCCAGTTCCACCGCCAGTTCGGCGCCGGTGCGCGGCAGGGCGATCACTCCACCTCGGTCATCGAGGCTAATTTCCAGCGTGTCGCTCTCGATACCGGCGGCATCACTGACGCTCAGCGACAACAGCCGGTCGCGCAGGGCGGCGGTAATGTCGGTCGAATCAGCGATAATGCGAAAATCTGGCGTCATATCAATCCCACAGGCGAATGGCTTGCGCGGTTTCCGTGGACGGCAGCTCCGGCATGGCGATCACCACCCCGGCGGCATAGGCCGCGCCGAGCGCCGCCAGGCCGGGGTTGGCTTCCAGCACCGCCTCCACCGCCCCGACGGTGCAGCCGTAATAGCTGTGGCAAATCTCGTCGAGCATGTCTCCGTCGCGGGTGCGGTACTGTTGCATCAGGCGTCCTCCCCGTAGCGGGCCAGCGTCAGGCTGAAATCGACCTTGCGCGGCGTGCCGTCGGCAAAAAAGACCGTCTGCGTCTCGTCGATCTGGGTCACGCACCACTGGCCCCAGGCGATGCCGCGCCCGTCGGTCAGACGCAGCGGCAAGCCCTGCCCGGCGATGGCCCGCAGGCTGTCGAGCTGGCCGAGTCCACCCTTATAGTGTGGATAAATACTGCCATCGAGGCTGATGGTCTCCTCGCCGGGGCCGACAAACTGCCGCGCCGGCAATCGCCCCAGGCGCTCCTGCGCCGGCCATCGGTAGGCGGCGCTGCGCTTAAGGTTCTGGTAGGCGGCGCTGCTGACCGAAAAACGGTAGTTGCCAAGAGCGAGCATGGTCTCAGTCATAAAGCACCCCCCGCTGGCGGGCCTGCGCCTGGCGCTGCCGCTCATCCAGAGCGCGGCTGACTTCGGCGGCCAGCCGTCGTTCGTCCATTCCCGGCGCGGCGTGGATGGTGATCGGCGCGTTGATGGTGGTTTGCGTTCCGACGGCCTCGCCGCTCCGGGCAGGCGGCGGCACGCTCGGCAAAGCTGGCGCCTGGGTTGGTTGAACGTGTCCGGCGTAGAGGGCCTGCCCGGCGACGGTGGGCGCTTTTGGCGGCTGAACCCTCGATGTTTGCGCGGCCACCGGAGTGACCGCCAGGGCCGTGCCCAGGGTCGCGGCGGCGGCTGCGCGGCGCAGTCGGCCGCTGCGTGGCGGTTGCTCCGGTGGCGGCTGGCGTTCCTGCGTCGCGCCCGGCGCGGGGTTTTTGTCGTCACCGCCGAACAGCCCGCCGACGAAGCCGGCCAGCTTTTGCCCGGCCTTGAACAGCAGCCCCAAGGGCGACAGCTCCCAGACCTTGGTCAGGAAGGCAACGCCGTCGGTAAAGATAGATTTTATGCCGCCCCAAATGCCGCTAAAAAATCCCTTGATCGGCTCCCAGTATTTGATCACCAGCCCGGCCGCCAGGGCGATGCCGGCAATCGCCAGGCCGATGGGGTTGCTCATCACCGCCAGCGCCATGACGCGAAAGCCGGTGCCGATGGCGGCGGTTGCAGTGGTGACGATGGTCGAGCCGATAGCCCAGGCCTTTTGCGCCGCGCCCAAGGCCCAGCTGGCGGCGGTGGCGGCCTTGGTGGTGGCGGTCGCGGCGATTTGCGCGCCGCTTAAGGCGCCGATTTTACTTATCAGCGTGCCGATGCCTGGGGCGACCAGGGCGGCGTTCCACAGCCAGGAGGCGGCGGTGGCGGCCAGGGTCGCGCCGATAAAGATTCCGACCACGGCGGCCACGGCGCCGATGACCTTGCCGACCATGGGAAATCGCTCGATCAGCGCACCGCTCCACTTGGCCGCTGCCGCCAGCGGCTTGACCGCGGCGTTGACGGCCGGCAGCAACGTCCCGGCAAAGGTAGTCCCCAAAATCCGCAGGTTGTTGGTCAACAGGGTTATCTGGCCGCTGGTGGAATTGAGGAAGCGCTGATAGCTCTTGTCGATCAGCCCCTTGCTGCCGGCCGCGACCTCCTGCTGATCCTGAGCGAGCGATTGCAGCTTTTTACCGAGCAGCACCACGCCGCGCTGTCCTTCCTCGCCGAAGGCTTTTTGCATGCGGTCGATGGTGGCCTGATCCATCCCGTCAAAACCGCCGATGCTGTCGGAGAGATTTTGCAGGGTCTGGACAAAATCGAGGTTGCCGTCGGCATCGCGGGAGATCTCAAAGCCAAACTCCTTGCTGGCCTTGCCGAGTTGCCTGAAGGTGGCGGCCAGGCTGGTGCCGGCCATGCTTCCCTGCATCCCGGCGCTGTTGAGCTCGCCGAGCAGGGTCACGCCCTGCTCCAACGGCACGCCGAACTGCGCCAGAGCCGGGGTGGCGTACTTGAGTGATTCGCCGAGCTGGTCGAAGTCGCGAATCTGAAACTTGAACTGGGCCTTGGTCAGCAGCTCGCCGATGCGCGTCAGCCGCTCCTGAACGCTTCCCTCCAGGCTGGACCCCAGGTTGTTGAAGGTGGTGGCGACCACCTCGCCGACCCCTTCGGCGCTGCCGTTGGTGATCTTGGAGACCTTGGCGACGATATCCGAGCCCATCCGCGCGGCGCTGGCGTCGAGCCCGGCGCTGTTCAAGGCATATTGGATATCGAGCATTTCGGTTTCGCTGGAGAGCCCGGTGCGGGCAAAATCGAGGGCGTGCTGTTTGGCTTTGGCCAGGTCTCCTGGCAAGTCTTTGGTGTTGAGCACCGTCGAGAGGCGCACTTCGGCGGCCTCAAAGTCGGCGGCCTGGCCGATCATGCGCCCGGCGGCGTAGACCGCTCCGGCCATGCCGAGGATGCGGCCCTTCATCTCGTCGAGGCGCTTACCGGCGGCCTGCTTTCTGGCCATGGCGCGCTGCATCGCCTCGTATTTGGTCTTGGTCTTGTCGAGGCTCTGCCCCAGGCGGCTGTACTCGCGAGCCATGTCGCCGACCTCGATGCCGGCCTTGCGCATGGCGGTGGTGCTCTTGTCGAGAGCGCCCTTTTGCTTGGTGACGGCCCGCGAGAGTTTTTCGGCTCTGGCCTGGGTGGCCGCCAGCTCCTTGGCAAGCCCGGCGTTTTGCGGGTCTTTGTGCAGGGCCAGCTTCAGCTCGCGCACCTGCGCCTGGGTCTTCTCCAGGTTCAGGCGGGCCTTTTGCAGCGCCGCCTGGTCTTGCTCGACCCGCTCGATCAGGCCGCGCTGCTGCGCCATCCCCTTGATCTCGCTGCCCAGGGCGGCGAATTTCGCCCGCGCGCCGCCGACGACGGTGTTGAAGGTGCCGTCGAGGGTGGCGCCGATGCGCACGCCTAAAGAGAGGTTTTTGTCCGCCATAATCAGCCTTTTTTATCGTAGACGGCGTGGATCTCCGCCAGCCAGGCGGCCAGCTCCTCCACCGCCATCTCCATCAGTTCGTCATGTCCCCAGCGGGTGTAGCTGTTGAGCACCAGCACCGCGCGGCGCAGCGCGGCGGGCGCTAGGACAAAAAACCGCTGTACGCCTCCTGAATCTGCCGGTAGTCGGCCAGATCCAGCTCTTCAATGACCTTGGGCGCCACTTCGCAGAGGTTGGCGAACAGCCGCACTTCCTTGTCGGCGTTGCCGCCCGCACCCTTATCGGCGGCGAGCTGGTCTTTGACTTTAGGGCGGCGCAGGGTCAGGGTCTTGATCTGCTGCCCGTCGACCGTCACCGGGTGATGCAGGGTAATCTGGCTCATGCTTTATCCTCCTCCGGCGGCGGGGGCCGGCCCCGCCGCCGCATCACGTAAACTTACATGCCAATGTTCTTGCGGGTGGCAGCCAGGCGGTCAACGCCGTTGACCTTCTCGACCATCCCCGGCACGTCGATCTCGATCAGGTCGACGCCGTTTGCGTTGTACTTGTAATAGCTGGCGGCCACGGCCACCTTGAGGGTCGCCTTGTCGCCGGCTTTCCAGTTGCCGCCGTCCAGCTCGCGCCAGCGGCCGCGCACCGTCACCTCGACCGGGGTCTTGGTGGCGGCGGCGTCGTCGGCCTCCAGCGAGCCGCGAAACTTGAGGCTGCACCCGGCCACATCGTCGAGGCCCCAGAGCTTGAGCACCTCCTCGTTGTACTCGGCCAGGGTGAAATCGCATTCGAGCTTTTCCAGCCCCATGTCCAGCTCAAGCGGCGCGTTCATGCCCCCGGCGCGGTGCTCGTCCATCTTGCGGGAGAGCTTGGGCAGGGTCAGCTCATCGACCTTTCCGGCATAGCCGCGCCCGTCAACAAACAGGCTGAAGTTCTTTAAAATTCTCGGCAGCATCAGATAACCTCCTCAAAGTAATCGTTCACCAGGCGCGAGCGGAACGTGATGTGCTCTGCCGGGGTCGGCGGGGTGAAGTCGAAATCAAAGTAGACCTTACCGGCTTCGAGCTGATCCGGGGTGTTAAGCTCAGGGTCGGCCCAGCATTGGCCGCCCAGGATCGCGCCGATCTGAACCAGGTGCGCCAGGTAGGCGTTGACGCCTTCGACAACATCTTCCAGATATGTCTTGGTGATATTGCGATCCACCGCCCACAGGTGTGCGCGCAGGAGGCTTTCGCTGATCATGTCGGCGGTGCGCACCACAGAAAGGAACGCCCACTTCGGATCATCCGAAAGGGTGCGATTGCCCCAGAGGCGGAAACCATCCTGGCGGATGATAGTGGCGATATTGCCCTCGTTGAGCAGGTTCGCGCGGCTGTTGGCGTCACCCAGGGCGAAGTCTACGCTGCGAGTGGTACCGACAATGCCGTACACCTGACGGTTGGACGGGCTCCACCAGAAGCCGCGCTCGGCGTCTGACTTGGCAATAATGCCAGCCACCCGCGCACTGGCCGGCTCGTTGACGAAACTGCCATCGGTGTCGAGTACCTTGACGCCGGGGTCGACCACGTAGACCCGCTTGCTGCCGAAGTCCTGCGCGTAAGTCTGGGCGTCGGCATCGTTGGTGTCCGGCCCATCTGCGATAATCACCGCCCGCAGCCGGTCGGCAATGCCCAGCAGCTCAGAGACCACCGGGTTGGCCAGATAGGTGCCAGGCGTCGCCGGGTCTTCCGGGCGATCGCCGGTAAAGCCTGGCGCGCACAGAATGCGAGGCGCCACGCCCACCGCCGTCTCGGCGGCAAGAAACGCCTGAACCCCGGTGTAGGCTCCGGTCGCGGCGTCGACCCCGCCGATGATGTTGGCGCGGGTTGTGGCATCATCGATGCCCTCCTCAACGCGGATCACCACCACCACAGCACCCGCCTGGTCGAAAATGGCGTCCATTGCGTCGGGCAGGGTTCCTGCTCCATCGCCTACGGTGTCGAGTTTGGCGGCTTCGAGGCGGTTGCCTGCGATCATTACCGGCACATTAACCGGGAATGCCTCTGCATCGGCATCCGGCGCGGTGCCAACCACACCGATCACGCTGCTGCGCACGGTCTGGATGGGGCGCGGGCCGTCGGTAATCTCGACGACCTCGACGCCGTGCAAAAAGGTCTCTGCCATAGCTTATTGCTCCTTTTCGGTAACGGGCTTTTCGGCCCGGGGTTTGTCGGCGCGCTTGGCCTTGACTGCCATCGGGCGAACTTTGCCCGAAAGCAGCAGGTACTTAGCCTGCCGGTTGCTCAGTTCAATCTTCTGCTCTGGCGCGGCTGTAGTGCCGTCGGGCAAAATGATCTGGCGGTTAACAATAAATTCTGGCATGTGTCGCCTCCCTTTGTTGGTTAATAAACTTTGCCTATATGCTCGCTGTCGGGTGCGCCGCTGGTGGTTTCTATAACGGCATTCTCTTTTATTTCGTCGATGATCCCCTGGCACAGCGCCTCGAGTACCTTGCGGCGGTACGCCAGGGCGGCAGCAGCGTCTGAGCCCTGATCCAGGGTGACGGCGGCGATGTGCGCCTCGACGAAATCGGCCATGCTGGCCTTGGTCAGTGCCATGGCTAAAAGCTCTCCGTGACGGTCGGCGAAATATGCGGGTGCGGCTTGCCGGTGAAGGCGCACAGGCAATCGCCCTGCACCGTCCCCTTGACGCTGCCGCCGCCGTCGATCTCCACCAGGTCGCTCTTGACGGTGGTTTTGCCGGTGACGGTGATGTCGGCCTTGCCGCCGACGGTGATCAGGGTGTCGCCGGTGGCGTTGATGGAGAGCCGTCCGGATTCGCGGGCGTATTCGACAAAACCGCCGTCGGCAAAATCGAGCCGTGCCAGGGTCGCGCGGTCGCCGTTTTGCGGGTGGGCGTTCTGGTAGATGGCCGGCAGCGCCACGGCCTGCGCCGGATCGCCACAGGGGGAAATCAGCAGCACCTGCTCGCCGACCTCGGGCGCATGCCAGGTGGTGTCGTTCGAGGCCCGGCGGGTCAGCCAGGGCAGCCAGCCGGTGAGCAGCTCGCCGCTTTGCACCCGCACGCGGGCCGCCGGGTAATCGGCCTCGGCAATGGTTCCGTAGCGCACGATGTTGTTCAGGCGGCGCTCAAGCTCGGCGATGCGGTATTCAAGCGGCTCATCCATTGTCGATCTCTCCTACCAGGGTATAATCCTCTTCGTGCTCCAGCCCGATCTCCGGCGCAATGCCTACGTAAAGGTCGGTCGGGGTTATGCCTGTACCGTCCCACACTGAATCACCGATGCGCACGCTGTGCGTCCACTCGATAAGCCAGACTACATATCCGCCCAGCTCGGGCTTGAAGTGATCCGGCTCAAGCTTGATATCTTTTGCGGGGCCGACAGTGCAGCCAAAGCGGTTGGCGCTGATCTCTTTTGCTACCGCTGATGCGAGCGAAAGCGCGAGCACGCTGGGTTTTTCGTCCAGAGGCATGGCGCGGTCAAACACTATGCGCGCTTCAAAACGGGCCACCATGCACAGCTGCCCGGTACCGGCGTCTTCTGTCTGATCCGCATCGGCAAGCTCCACAAAGATCGCCGGAGCGCTAATTTTCTTTCGGAAGCGCGGGTACTCTTCGATGGTCGCAACGTCCGGGAACGCCTGTCCCAGGTGAGCAACTATCTGATCGAGATGTGTGCCGATGTCGTAACTCATGCGCGCTGCTCCAGGAGGTAGTTTATTTCGTGTTCAAGGCGATCGGAGAACATGCGGGCTGCTGCTTTTTCGTATTTTCCGAGCAAATCCCTTCTGCCTGGCTCTACAGGCACCGTCATCTTAATGATCGGTAGTCGGCTTTTGCCAGCCCTCTTCCAGACTTTAGGGTCTTGCTCTCCGATGCTTACGGTAAAGGCCTTGTCGAAAAAGTGCTTTCTCACGCGCACCCCTTTTTTTGTTTGCCTGGGCTTGCCGAGATAATGTGCGGGTATGTCCTGCAGTCCTATCCACAAAACAGCCTGCCCGTCGCTATACCAGGCACCGTCATTTTCCTTGCTTCCTCTCCGCACTCTTTCTTTCAAGGCCTTTCGGGGCACTCCAGTGGTAGATGCGATCTCTCTGGTTACTTGCGTGCGCAGCCATTCCCTGGTGCGAATTGCGGCGCGTTTGGCTGCGGTGTCCATCTCAACAGTCAAAAAATCGAACTTTTTTTCGATTTCAGTGGTGTCTATCTGGACGAAACCCCCGCTCATGCCAGCACAACCTCCACATAAGTGAGCTGTCTTCTTTTGGGGGTAACCTCAAACACTGCGTAAACTTCGCCTTCCGGTGTCTGGATATGGTCCCCCTCTTCAATTTTTTCGGCGTCTGTCGGCCAACAGCGCATAACAACAGAAGACATGGAGCCGGTACTTTGCCCCAGGTATGCTCCGCTGCTACCTCTTTCGTCCGCATCTTCTTCGTCGTAAAGCATATTTACCGGGAAGGTTTCTCCGGTGTCCGCTTTTGTGACGGTCATTTCTTCTCCGAAGTCCTGGAGAGCAAAGGCGTCTACTTCGGTCGGGTCGATCATGGCGCTACCTCTACAAGTCGTTTGTTTTCTGCTTTGGCGTAATCTGCACCGAACCACTTTACGGCGCGGTAGATGTACGCGGCGCGGATGATGCTGACGCCGTCCTTGCGCATGAGGCGGTAGAACAGGCCGTCTACAATGTCGCGCCATTCAATGCCGAGATGCCCGTGGCGCATGAGCTGGTACAGGGCATCGTGTACCAGGGCGGCGCGCATGATTGTCTTGGTGTCGTTGGCGCGGGTGGCTCCGTCCCAGGCGTAGCCATGGGCGATCATCAGATACCCCTCGGTGGTGAGGCGGATGTACGGCGTGTGAATATCAGACGCCGGGCGGATATTGGTCTGCAGGGTGTAGCCATCCACCAGCTGGTATTTGTAGCCTCCTATGTATCTGATTTTGTCTGCCATGCTGTCCTCGTAGGGTGGGCACTGCCCACCGTTTAATGCGTTGGTTGATACGTGGTGGGCGGTGCCCACCCTACCTGTTTTCGCCCGTTCCGCGTCCGCCTGCGCCTGCGAGGGCAGCGGCGGCTCCGGTTATGGCTCCGGCGGTTAGGCTTTCCTTGTCCATCATCCCCTGCGATGCAGCGGCGGCTGCTCCGGTTGCTGCACCTATGGCTACGCCGCCGATGGTAGAGGCGGCTTTTTTGCCGAATAGCCAGTTGAATAATTTGCTTAACATTTTGCCTCCTGTTGCTGGTGGGCGGTGCCCACCCTACGTTAAAAAATGTCAACGCGCTGTGTGGCTTTCTAAGGCGTTTTCTCTGCTCTGCCCTGCCCTTACCCCTCGCCTGATTTCGCCAGTCTGGCAGTTGGTGCGCGCGCAGAGCATGCAATCGGCGGCGGCGGGGCATTGTTTGTCTTTTAGCCCGGAGTAACGGCAGCGGCCCATCAGCTTGGGGCTTTCGACAACTCCCAGTGGGGCATGTCTTTAAAACGGGTCCAGTGCCCGCCCCAGCGCAGGTTGATGCCGAGCATTGCCGCCACGCCGAAGACAAATCCGGCAAACTCGCGGATCTGCTCTTCATCATCCCAACGGATGTGGGGCTTGCTGGGGTTGTAGGGCATTACGTCCACGGCCTGGCTGGGTGCGACGTTGTGTTTGCTGTTGGGCCAGCGCAGGGTTGATCTGTCCATCTCGAATAAACGATTCTGCTCGGCTTGCCCTCGATGCCCTTCGATGATGGTGCAGTCGCGGTGCTTGATTACCTCGTTGAACAGGCGCTGCAGATCGGGGTGACAGGTTTCGAGGGCGCGTTTGCTGTTTTCGCTAAAGTAGTATCCGGCCATTATCCTATGCCTCCGCTTTGAGATGGTGTTCTCGATCTCTTTTTTCTGTACAGCAAGCTCGGTCAACGCCTGGCTCATACTGTCGAGTTTTCTCGCCATTGATGCCTGCTGCTCGGCAATTTGTCGTATCATCTGGTCCTGGCTGCGATCTTCCACGGTTGCTCCTGTTTTGTTGCGTTTTAGTATCCGGGGCGCAGGTGGAGAAAGGACCTACGCCCCGGCGTTGCCGGGCGGTAGCGGCTCGGCGTTTTTTATGCGTTGAGCTTTACATGCACAGTGCTGGCGGCACCGGCTGCATCGGCGAAGGCATAGCCTGCCAGGGTCTGATCGAGGGCGGTTTTGTCCAGCTCGCCGGAGGTGACGTCGGCATAGAGCAGGTCACCCTGAGTTACTGCGAGGGCTGCTTCTTTGGGCACTTCGTAAACGCCTGTTACAGCTACAGCTCCGGCTGCGCCATCAGCGATGTCTACCAGGGCAACACCCACGCGGGTGCCGATTACCACCAGATCACCGGCTGCGATATCGCTGCCGGTGGCGTTGGTGTAGTCGATGATGTTGCCGTCTTGTACTTTATTTGCTGCCATTGTCTGGGCTCCTTCTGTTATTGAGGCAAGGGCGCACTGCTGTGCGCCCCTACAGGTTTAATCTTGCTTATGCACCGGCGTTGTAGACCATGGCTTTCCAGTCTACGGCTTTTGCTCCGGCGTCGCCGCGTACCTTGTACTCTACGCCGTCAACGCTCCAGCCCTGGCGGGTCTCCAGATACGGCAGCTGATTGCCGTTGAGGAAGAACACCTTGACGGTCTTGCCCTTCGGCCCTGCGAGGTACCAGGCGTCGGAGTCGTTGTCGTCGAGGCGGGGATCGTAAATGCGCTGATACTTGCTGCCGGCATACGGGTTGGTGCGGGTGGCGGCGGTGTCTGATCTGGCAAACTGGTTGCTGCCGAAGAACACCTCGGCGCTGCCTTCTTGCGCAACAGGTGCGAGCAGGTACTGCGGACGGATATTGAGCCGGCGCTTGCCGCTGATATCCTTCTGCATCTTCATCAGCTTGATGGCTTCAGCCATGGTGGTTTCGCTGATGACGCCGGTGGTGCCGATGTTGCCGTGATCCGCATGGAACAGCGCGGTACCGTCACCCATGGCAGCGTTGGCAATCAGAACCGCGTACACGATATCGCCAACTTTGCGGGCCCAGGCTTCGCCGTGAGCGCGGGGGATGTCGGTGAGCGCGCCCAGATCATCGTTAATGATGGTCTGGCGGCTGATGCTGAACAGCTTGCCGTAGGTGGCAATCTGGAACTGCTCTTTGCCATCCTCGCGGTTGCCGTACTTGTACTCGTCGTTCTCGCCGATCTCGTCGAGGTCGTCCATCTCACCCAGGCGCGCGATGGTGTTGGTTTTGAAATCGGATACCTGCCCGGTAGCGCACCACTGGCCCCAGGTTTCGTCAGCGGACTGATAGCCTTCAAACAGCGACTTATTCGCCACGTTGCTCAGCAGCGCGGGGAAGTCGTCGGTGGTGAGGGCGCGGCCTACCATCTCGATGGGGTTGCCACCGGTGGAAAGGTTGGACATGCGCAGAGATTCGCGCGCGAGCTCGCGCAGACTGTACCCGGCCAGATCGGTGGCACCAGCAGCGGGTTTTTCAGGCGCAAAGCCAGAGCGGATCAGCAGTGCATCCTGCGCCGCAGAGCGGAACTTGTCGCGCTCGTCGGCTACGACTTCGGTTCGATGTCCGATGCCGCCAGTTGTGGGGCCTTCCTCCATGTTTTTCTTGAGGATCGCGGCGCGGCACTGGTCGATGTCCTTGCCTTCCTTGATGAGCTCTTCGGCGAGATCATCGTAGCCGTAGTGGCGGCAAGTCTGCTGGATCTCCATGATACGTACCTGCTCGGCACGCACGGCGGATACTACATCCTGCTCTTCCTGCGGCTGATGCTCGGTTTCAGCGCGCGTGGGTACATCGAGGTTTTCGAGGTAATCCCATGCCTGCTGATCGGTTGCGTCTTCGGCCAGTCCTCTTTTAACGAGGAAGGCCCTGAGTTTCTTATCCACTTGGGGCTCCTTTTCTGCGGCGGACCGGCCGCCTTCAGTGTTGTTGTGCGCGGCAGGGTCATCCTGCGCGCTCCGGGTTTTTGCGGTTTCATCTGCGCCAATGGGGCAGATGCTGAGTTCTTTGGGTATCCATTTGGTAATCACGCGGATCGGGCCTTCGAAGCTGCGCCCTTCGACCATGCCGGTCTCCCCTTCGGGGATATACACGCCTTCGATGTCTATACGCCCGATGGAGAAGTCAGTGAGGTGGCCTTCTTTGACCTTGGTGTATGGGTTGTCGCCTTCGGGCAGCGAGGTAAATACCGCACGGCTGATGAGCTGATCGTTTTCAATGCGCAGATCGCGCGCGCTGCCCACCACGGTGCTGGTGTCGTAGCGGCTGTGGCTATCCAGCAACGGCAGCTGGCGGCTTTCGGGCAACTGACAGCCGGACATGAGCAGCACGGTGTCGATCATTTCCCAGCGGTCAAAATCGAGTTCGCGCACGGCGGTTTCAGACGCGGCCACGCATTCGACGCTGCGTTGTTCTTCGTTCAGGCTTTTGGGCGCGCCGTCTTCACGCAGGGTCAGAGGGATAGTGCGAAACTGCATCGCCTCCGGATTCTGCGGTTTTTCTCTGTTGTTCATGTGTTTGGGCATTGGTGCCTCCCGGTTTATGTGTTCGATTCGTTGAGCAGTTCGTTATCTTCAAGCTGGCTGATAAGCGCGGCGATGCGTCCGTCGCCATCGGCACCCAGGGCGGCGGGATTGTTTGCCATGGCTGTGCTGGCTTGCTCCGGGGTTATGCCGCGCTTTTCGCACAGGTCGTTAAATTCTTTGATCTCGTCGAGCACTTCTTCGATGTCGATCCCACGGCGTGCCGCTATGCGTTGCGGGGACGTGAGGCAGCGGTCCAGATCGTTGCCGTCTGCTTTGGAGTCGCGCAGGGGATCGTTGCTGGGCCGCTCGGGCTGCATCCAGGTGGAGCGCGACCAGGCGCGCGGGTTTTTGGCATATCCTGGCATATCGAGTTTGCCGCTCAGATACAGGCTATCGAGGAACTCACGCAGAACCGGACGATTTAAGTGGCGGATGAAGCGATCACGCCGGGGGTCGGTCATGGCGTAAAAGTCGTTACGGATACCCTTGAGGCTGCTGTAGCTCAGGCCGGAATAATCGCCGGAGAGCATTTCGTATGTGGTGCCGGTGCTGATGGCGGTAACGCGCAGCACAAATTTTGTAAACGGATCAAACTGGTTGTTGACCGTCTGCGGATTCGCGAATTTGATCTCCTCGCCGGGGCGCAGGTATTCAACCAAGGCGTTCTCCAGGTGTTCAATCTTCTGGCCGTCTTCGCCTTCTTCAACGCCGCGCCCTGCCTGGAATCCTGCCGGGTTGGGCGTGGTGACAATGGCCAGATACTTGGCGGCCATTTTGGCGGTGTCGACGGTAGCGCCGATGTAATCGTTGAGGGAGTTTGCGAGCAACACGCCGGGGGTAAACGGGCTGATGCCGCGATGCTGACCGGGGCGGTGGTGCTTGTAGTGGTGCAGTACATACTCTGCCGGTATCCGGCGCGCGCGGTGGATGTTTTCGGGGTCTGATATATGGTATGCGATGGGCTCACCGGAGAAGCGGTCGTACTCGATGCCCTGGTCCACAATGTTTTTGCCCGTGGGCGTGGCGTAGGTGTCGGTGAGCCAGTCGCCCTCGATGAGCTGCAGGGCAAAGGGCAAATGCCGCTTGGAGCTACGCGCCTGGACTTTAACAATCAGAAACTCGCCGGTCTCGCAATCCTGGCGCTGGCACAGATCCTCGATTTCGGAAAAGTGGAGCTTGCCGGTAATGTCGGCTTCTTCCGCCCACCAGCTCCAGTGGTCTTCGAGCTTTTGATTGAGGTCGCGCTGGAGGCCGTCTTTATCGCGGATCTGGGCTTGATAGCGCAGACCGCGCCCGACGGTATAGGCGGAAAGGATATTGACGGCACGGGCGAAAAACGGAAAGTCGCGCACCATTTGACGGACACGCGCGCGCACCTGCGGGGCGCTGGAGCGCAGCAAGTCGTTGACGCCCCGATCGACAGGCATCCAGCTGCCGGTGGAGTTGTTCACCTTGGCGGCGGCATACTGCCGATTTTTGGGCCACTGACGCCCGATGCGGCACCCTCTACTCATACGCGCCTCGGCACAGCAACGGTGCGCAGCGATACACTGCCGGATTCGGTTGCGGCCATGTGGGCGACAAATTCGAGCCCTGCCTGGAACTCAGCAACGGTGCGGTATTCAAGCTGGCGACGGCTGCCGCCGGTATCTACGGTGTAGGATGCTACGCTGATCCGGTTGGCGAAAAAGTCCGCCGCCGCATTGAGCATAGCCGTGTGGAGCGCTGTCCAGCTAGTGAATGTGGCTGCCAATGAGATGCTCCCCGTGGAAGTGCAAAAAACGTTATTACAATTTTGACTGTTATTGTAATGGCGCTTTTTGGCACTTCTGAAGTTTATAGGGAGTTTAGGTGGTATTTATGGGAAGTTTGCGGAAGTTTATGGGTTATTTGCGGTTGACATGGGTTCGGCGGGAAGGTTCAAGGGGCAAGGTTGCAGGTGTAGGGGCGCTGCTTGCTGCGCCCTGGTGGGTGTGTTGCGGTGCCGGGGCAAGGGCAGGCACAGGGGCCTGCCCCTACGGGTGGGGTTGCAGGGTGGGCACCGCCCACCGATTCACGCAAACAAATCCTCGGTCCACTTATCCAGCTTTTTACGGCTGGAAAGCCATTCGCCTTTGTTGTCCTTGCCGCTTTTGCGCATGGGCATGTCGAGCTCGCGGTAGTATTTGAGGGCGGTGGCTTCGGATACGTTGATGTAGTTGCAGATGGCTTTCATGCCGCGCAGCAGGTCTGAATTGTTGGCCATTACCAGAATCTCCCTTGTTGTTGTTTGTTGGTAGTTGCGGGCTGTTTTTTTGGTTTGGGTGGTGTTGCATTTTGGCGGATCAGCGCCCCACCCTGGCGCAGGATTTCGATGTGGGCCATGCGGTAGGTGGCGCAGTCGTGGTAGTCGTTGCGTCCGGCGGTTTTGTCGTGCTCCCAGTTGCCGAGGTCGTTGCGGTATTCAGCGCAGAGGTGTTTGGCGTAGTCGGTTAGCTCGTTTTCGGGCTCTATCGCTTTGTTGGGGTTGTTGAGCTGGTGTTCGGTGTAGCCGCTGTACAGGTTGAAGCTGCCCGGATCGCCGGGGTTTACGTGCATCGCGCTCGCGAGGGCATCCTTGAAAAAATGCACATCCAGAATGATGAGCTGGAGGCCTCCGGGGATGGGCTTGCTGGTGCCGGGCCAGACATCGATTTTGCTGTATTTGATGGCGGTATCGCGCCGGGGCTTGCCTTTTACCGGGCGGAAGATCGGGTGCTGGCGGCAGAACTCGTATACCTCTTTCGTCCGGGAGTGCTTGGCGGGCATGCCTGCTTTGCGCCCGCCGCCGGAGTCGATTAGGGCGGAGCAGATTTTGTACTGCTTGCCATCGGCGCTGTGCCAGGTGCGCGCGGCGAGGTCGAGCAGGTCGCCGAAGGTGAGCAGATAGCCCTTGCGCACCAGGTAGCTTGATACGGTACCGCCGGTGGTTTGGTAGCCTACGGCGGCAACCTCGTAATAAAAGCCGTCTTGCTGGGTATCGACTTGCAGAATCAGGGCGGCGGTGTTGTTGGGTACGAGGTCGCGCGGGCGCTCGTCGCACAGGAGGAGGACGTCGCGCCAGTCTTTGGTGGCGCGTGGGGGGTCGTAGTCCTGCACTCTATACCCATTGTAGTAGGCGGTTTTGTGCACGGTGCTGCCGTGCTCGGCGCGCAGCCAGGCGGCGGCGATTTCGGCGAGGGGCACACGCGGGAGGCAGTACGCGCTCATGTGGAAGCCGACGGTGCCGGGGCGCTTGATATCCTGCCCCTGGGTGCAGAGCCAGGTGCCGGATTGATACGCGCTGTGGCGCTGGTGTTCTTCGAGCAGGGTGCCACACGCGGGGCAGGCGATGCTGCAGCCGGTGATCTCAATCTCGGAGGCGGTAGCCCCGGCGGGGAGATCGAGGTGGGTTTCGTCCGGGCAGATGGGCGCGTCGCACTCGGGGCAGCGCATGTAGTACTGCCACACCTGCTGGGCTTCGTGCATGCTCATGGTGTAGATGCGGCGCGCGGCACCAGGGGTGCTGGCAAAGACGTTTTTGGTGTTGGTGCGGTTGTCGCGCCCGCGTTTGCGGATCAGAGTGAGGGCGTCGGTGCCTTCGCGGGTGGATTTTTCGAACTTGTCGATCTCGTCGCCGATGTTGAGCTTGCCAAAGTATGACGCCATTGATGCGGGCGAGTTGGACCACGCGGGAAACAGGCGGGTGCCGGTGTTAAAGCGGATGGTGCCGCGCTTGGTGTCGTCGTCGTATTTGCTGAGGTAGCGCGCGAGGCGGCCGGGGCGGCCAAAGCCGTCTTTTGCTTTGAGGACGGGGATGATCCTCTCGCTCATGGCTTTTTTTGCTTCGGATTCGATGGGCATGAGCCAGAAGACGTTGCCGGATTTGGAGCCCTGGTCGAGGGTCCAGCCCATGGTATTGAGCAACACCTGCGTTTTGCCGGCGCGCTCGGGCATGCATATATAGACCTCGCGCACGTAGGGGAGGCTGATGGTGTCCATGATTTTGGCGAGGTGCGGCACCTTCTCGGCTTCCCACGGGCCGGGGTAAGCGTCGATGGCGGTGACGCGGCGGTATTTGGCGGCCCACTGGCTGATGCTGAGTTTTTCGGGCGTGCGCATCCGGCGGCGCAGGGCGCGGGAGGGTTTGCCGGTGTAGCGCCTGCCGGCCATGTGGGCGTGCGCTGGCAGGGGTTTGACGGTTTGGGGGATTAGTTGCATGGTTTTCCTCCGGTTTCTCCGGTTATCGTAGGGGCGCTGCTTGCTGCGCCCTTTGTTGTTTGGCTGCTATCCCGTGCAATGGGCGCGGCAAGCAGCGCCCCTACGCGGTTTCGTCCATTTCTTCGGTGTCTTCTTCCGGTTCGCCTTCGATAACCACATCAACCTCGTCGCTGGTGGCGATGGCGTTGCAGGCGGCGTCTATGGTTTGCTCAATCAGGGCTTCGAGTTCTGGCTGGGTCTGGATCTGGCCGCCGGTGGTGTGGATGATTGTGGGTACCTGCTTGATGATGTGGGCGGCGATGGTGTCGCGGGTGATGCCTGTCCAGGCGCAGACTTCGGCGTCGGCTTGCTCGCGGGTGATGAGCAGGCCCATCTCTTTTTGTTCTTCGCGCTCTTTTTTGCGCCGATTGAGGGCGATGATCTCGGCTTCGTCTTTGGATTTTTTGAGGGCGTTTTCTTCGATGGTGCCTAAAGCATCGCGCTGGTGGCGGATGTAGCTTTCGTAGTAGCGCTGGCCGCCTTCGGGGTTGTTCTTCCACGCTTCGAACGCGGCGGTGGTGATGGAGCGATCGGGCGCGAGCTGCAAGGATCCTTTTTTGGCGTGGTTGGTGAGGGTCTGGCGCGAGGATAGATCCCAGCCTTTATCCTTCAGGTGGTGGTACATCTCGGTGGAGTTGCGGAACAGGATATCTGTGGGGTGGTACGCGGGTTTGGATGTCTGGGGCTCGGGCGCGAGGTACTGCTGTTCCAGGCGCTCGACGAGTTCGGTCAGACCTTCGCGCGCGGCGTCGTAGTCTTTCTTGCGCGCGGCGGTGCTGTCTTCGTTGTACGATTGCAGGGTGCGCTGGCGGGCGTTGTAGAACGCGGTGAGTTCGGCTTTTTCTTCCTGCGTGCAGTGTTGCTGCAGGTCTTTTACGCGGGTGAGGAGGTCTTGTTTTTTGTTCATACGGCGCTCCATAAAAAAAGCCCGTAAAGCTAGCGTGAGTGCTGGTGGTTTACGGGCTCCTTTTCAGGGTTGCCGTGGTTCGGGCTTTATTTGGTTGTGGGTTAGTGGTTGGTGATTACTTTAATGTTGCCGATGCTGCCATCTGAGCCGACGCTGATGATTAGTTCGCCCCGTAGGGGCAGAATGCGCAGGCGCTTTAGCTCTTGCGCGAGGCGTTGTTTTTTTTCTTTGGTGATTTCTGGTGGCATTTTTTCTCCTTTTTGTGCGGGTTTTTATTGTCTTGCGGTCGCTGAACTCCTGTTGTTTGCCTTTGTTCCAGTGCTGGACGGGGCGGAAGAAGCCGACCACGCGGGCGTAGGTTTCTACCGGGGCTGTGCATTTGGTGTTTTGCTGTTTTTCAGGCATTTTTAACTCCTTGTTAGCCCTCTCCATCAGAGAGCCATTGTTCGTATTCGCGCAGCGCATCCGCGTGGGCTTTGTCCAGCTTTTCCTGTCCGCCACACGCAACACGAAATTCTTCCCAATCACGGGCTTTCACCATGTCGCTGCTCGTCTCTGCCAGCTTTCGCAAGAGGTACAGTTCTGCGCTATAAATCGTTTCTTCCCGGTCGCCAAACAGGGCTAACAAGTCGTTCAAAATCGACCTCCTTTCAGTCGGCGCTTTAACTCAATCGTTATGCGTCTTGAATCCAGATTTCTTCGTCATCAACAGACACACTAGACCTAAAACCGCAGTTGGCATCGACGCACCGCACAGCATCCCCGTCCTGTACATATCCGGCTGGTGCGTCGGTCAACACCTCGACATCGTTTCCGCACCATGGGCATTGCTCAAACTCAAAATATTTCCACTCTTTCTCCATGAGTGCGATTATTTCAAGATATATTTCCCTTCGCATTATTCCCTCCTGTCACACACGTCCAGCAGATACCGCAGCGCCATAGCGCCCACCTGTGCAGTCTCTTTGCGCAGTGCGGCGGCGTTTTGACGCTCTGTGTATATCTCTCTGTGCATCTCCCATACTTCGCAGTTGAGTGTTTCCCACCCCTCGCGGGGGCCTGCCATTGCCGGATATTTCAGTTGAGCGCGGCGCAGTTCGTGGAGGATTTCGAGGGTGGCGTTGAGTTCAGCTTCGGTGGCTTCGTTTAAGAGTTGCTTGGCGGTGTGGTTCATGATTATATATCCTTCGCCCTCATGGCTTCAATAGCATCGTCATACGCTCTCTCAAGGCGCTTTTGCCTTTTGCGCTCAACAATGATTTCCACAATATCTGACGCAATCTTGAGTGCTGCAAATATGCATATAACGGCCAACGCTCCAGCAAATATTATTAGCTCCATGGTCATCATCAGTTCCACTCCTTCTCAAGTAAATGTATCATTTCATCTTCCAGTTGACATCCTCCCCGCCCTGAAGGACGGGGATTCCCAATTCATCGAAGCGAGCCGACTCAGGCATGCGCCTGCTCCGGGATTACCGCTTCTCCAAGGGCTGCAACCGCATGTCCTGCGGCCAGTATGTTGCGGGCGGCGTTGACGTCGCGGTCATGGACGGTTCCGCACTCAGGGCACGTCCAGTGACGGCACGACAGGGGCATTTTGCCCATGATGTAGCCGCAGTCCGCACAACGTTTACTTGACGGATACCACCGGTCGATCCCGATCAGGGTCCGTCCGTACCACCGGGCTTTGTAATCGAGTTGCCGGATAAATTCACTCCATCCTGCATCCGATATCGACTTGGACAGGTGGCGGTTTTTGACCATATTGGTCACGGCCAAGGTCTCAACGGCGATCACTTGGTTCTCGCGAATGAGCCGGGTGGAGACCTTATGCAGAAAATCCTGCCGGGTATCGGCGATTTTCGCATGGAGCCGGGCCACTTTCTGCTTGGCCTTGGCTCGGTTCTTTGATCCTTTTTGCTTTTTGCTCAGGCGGCGCTGCAACATCGCAAGCTTCTTTTCGTTGCGGCGGAAGGTGTTTGGGGCGGCGATCTTCTCGCCCGTGGACAGAATGGCGAAGTGGGTCAGCCCCAGGTCAATCCCAACCTGACCGGGGACTTCCGGCAAGGGGGTAACGGTATCGTCGCACAGCAGGGATACGAAGTAGCGTCCTGCGGTGTCTTTGGAGACGGTACAGGTGTTGATTTTAGCCACCTCGGGGATGGGACGTGACCAGCGAATCGCCAATGGCTCTTTCATCTTGGCGAGGGTCAGCGCTATTCCATCCCACGAAAAGCCACTGGCAACGTAGGTGATGGACTGCCTCCCATGCTTTGTCTTAAACGATGGGTAACCAGCTCGTTTAGCGAAGAAGTTATTAAAAGCCCGCTGAAGGTGTTGCAGGGACTGCTGCACCGGTACGGACGAAACTTCTTTGAGCCAAGCGTGATCTTCCTGGCGTTTGAGCTTGGTCAATAAAGCGGAGGTCTCGTGGTATCCCAAGCGCTCTCCCCGCTCAAACCAGGCATCCGTCCGAAGGCGGAGCATGTAGTTATAGACATAGCGAGCACAGCCGAACGTCTGCGCTAAAATTTCTTCCTGCGCCGGAGTAGGGTAAAACCGATATCTGTAAGCTCGCTTAATATCCATGGTTTAAACGATACCATTCTTTCGTTTAAATGTCAACATCTAAACCGTTCCTTATATCCCCGCCGTGAACGACGGGGTTTTACGGAACAAAGGATAAAATACCCCTCCAACTCGTCCATGCTCTCCAGCTTTTGCCCCTGCATGGCAATCTCTGCCACTGCGCAGCGTTCGAGAAAACCCATACCGCGAACGATATTTATCAGGTTGTCATGTTCCGGCGGCGCATCAAGCAGATTGCGGTACACCTGGCGGGTAACGTCGGCGGTATCGTCAAGATCGCGGTTGCACTGGATGATGCACCACCACTCGTCAATGCCTAGCATAGGCACGTGCTTGCGGATGATCTCGATGTAGCGCGAGAAAATCCCGTTAGCACGGGCTGATCGGTTTTCTCCCACGTTCAGCAGTTGGCGGGTGTGTGGTTCAAGATATAGTGTGGCTCTTTTGTCCATTGGTGTCTCCTTCTAATGTCCTGTTCCCTCGCTGTTGAGTACACTTTATCATACACACGCATACTGTCAAGGGGATAATATATTTTTTTCGGTTAAAAAAGCCCTTTCTGGTGGCCTGGCATATTGTCAAATCTGGTTTTTGCATGGCTAAGATTTATCTTTGCCTGCTTAAAATAGCTGTCTTTGAGTTCAACTCCCACGGCTTTTCTGCCCATGCTAACAGGGCTGTACACTTCGCTACCAACTCCCATAAATGGGGTTAATACCGTTTCTCCCTCGTTGGAGTACAACTCTACCAGGCGATCTATTACGTCGAGCTGAAGAGGGTGCACGTGCTTCTCGTCGTCCTCTTCTTTTGTATCGCGGTATGGCAGTACATTATCAATGCGGATATCATCCCACACGCTTGAAGCGTAACGCTGCCAAATGTAATGGCTCAGCTTGTTGCTTTTCGGGTCTTTGTGGTCTACATATTCGTTTTTCAAATACTCCCACAGTTCTTCCTCGTTAAAAGTTGTGCCGTTGGCGTTATTAAATGCCTGAAGAATGTTGGGCAGGATAGGCGTTGCACCGAAGTATCTTTTTAAGCCTTCGGGGTGCGTAACCGGCACTTCGTTTTCTCCCTTGCGCGTAAAGATCAGTACATAGTCCGGCATAGCTGTAAAGCATTGTGTGGAGTCCTCAACAATGAGCTTGTGCATCAGGCTTTTAACCATTGTGCGCATACGCACCTTGAGGGGTTCTTTCCAGATAGTTATGCGGTTGCGGTAATAAAAACCGTGGCGCTCGTGGATCTTTCTTATTTCGCCGGGTAGATCCCATAGGTAACACGAGTTATCAAAAACATCAGCACAATGTACCGCGCTAATTCTGCCGGGTTTTGTAACTCTGGCAATTTCTGTAACCAAATATTCGTATTGCTCCATAAACTGCTCTTTTGATTCGCAGTTTGAAAAGTCCCTTTCAGAGCTAGAATAATTGTACAAGCCTGCGAATGGAGGAGAATATATAGATAAGTCCACACTCTTTTCCGGCAACGCTGGCAATATCTCCATACAATCACTATTATAAATTGCGTAGTCCTGTGTTACTTCCTGATCTTTTGTAGTATTCATATCAAAAACTCCGGTAGTTTGGCTGTTTTGTCGAATTGTTTAACGCTATGATGAAACTCCCGATTAGTGTTACACACAAGGTTTTCGTATAGCTCAATGGCTTTTTGCATTTTCTGATCCAGAGCTTCCACAACTCTGCTCTGCCCGTCGCTTATCACCATGTCGCATACTACCTCTTTTTTCTGTCCAAAGCGCCAGAATCGCCGTATGGCTTGGTAATATTGTTCATAGCTCCAGGTGGGGAAGTATGTTGTATGGTTGCAATGTTGCCAATTCAACCCCATTGAAGTCATGCGCGGTTTAGTTATCAGTCTTTCAATACCGCCTTCGGCAAACGATAAAAGAATATCCTCTTTTTTGTCTATGCTCATGCCGCCTTTTATCTGCACGGCGTCTTTGTCAAGCTCTGAAAGCAGGTCTCCTTCCTCGTTCAAGTTGCACCAGTACACGGATGTTTTGCCATGCGCGAGTTCTGCGGCTTTTTCGCACCGTTGCGTGACTGTATTTTTCTGTTCTGCGCGGACTTCCGTCATTGTGTGGACTGGCACACTAAAGAGCATATTCTGACCATCCACGCATAGAGGGTCTTTGTTCTGCACCGTGTGAGTGTTTACGTGGAGCTCTGGCAGAATAAACCGCTCGTCACTGTATCCTAGGTCAGAGGGCTTTTTTATCATCACAGACCACTGATTCACCCATGCAAAAAAATCCTTTTCAGCGTGTGGCTTAAGATAGAACTTCTCGCCTATGTTACGGCTGTTGCTGTCTACGCTGTTCTGGTTGGACTTGAAGAACTTGCCGAGCATATCTATGTAACCCATGTATCCAAGCGCCTCAGAGCTGTTCCCTAGCTCTATAAAGTCGTTTGGGCTGGGAGTGGCAGTGGATAGCATCCTATATTCAACTTTTTTGATAAAAGCCATTATCTGCGCTTTTATCTTGCCCTTAAAATTTTTCAAAATACTGGACTCGTCAAGCATTACACACCCGAAGTCGTGCGGGTCTAGGCGGTGCAGGCGTTCATAGTTGCAGACAACAATTTTTTCGTTAAACGTGCCATCCTTACTGTAACAAATGTCTGACATTCCTATACGCTCGGCTTCTTTTAAGAACTGAAACGCCACGGCTATAGGCGTGAGAATAAGCACGTTTTTGTTTGTCTTGCGAATAATGTTTTCGGCAAAAGCAAGCTGCATCAGGGTTTTGCCTAGTCCAGTATCTGCAAAAACCCCTATTCGGCCCTTGCGCACCGATCTGTCAATAACATGCTCCTGAAAATCAAAAGCACAATCTGGCATCCATACGGGTTCAAAACCCATATTTCCCAGACTGTGCTGCTTTGACTTCAGAAAATCTAAATACTCCACTGTCGTTCCCCCTTCGTAATTGAGTTGTAAAGGATTTCTTGACTACTGATGTGTGTACACTATCACACTGGCGCACACAGTCAAGGTTTTTTGAGCGCGGTTAGCAATTCTTTTTGTGTTGCACCTTTGCTGTCTAGCACTTGCAATACTCTTTCGTCAATGCAGTCTTTAGCTACGATATGAACAATGCGCACAGGTTTAGTTTGCCCTTGTCGATCGACGCGCTTATTGAATTGCTGATATAGTTCAGGCGACCAGTTTAAGCCGAACCAGATGATAACAGATCCCCCGTGTTGCAGGTTTATGCCGTGTCCGGCGCTGGCGGGGTGCGCAAGCAACAGCTTTATCTGCCCTGCGTTCCATTCTTCAATAGTGCTTTGGTTTTTGTCTAATACTCGAGCGTCTGGGAATCGCTGTTGCAATCGCTCCAGGTCGTGCTTGTAGTTGTATGCGACAAGCAAGTTCTCTGTCGGGTTTTGCTCGATTATATCCGCAAGGGCATCCAGTTTTTCCGTGTGGGTCTCTGACCAATTTTTCAGCTCATCGGTATAGATTGCGCCGTTGCTATACTGTAACAGGCGATTAGCAAGCACAGCGGCGGTTGAGGCTTCTATTTCTTCCCCGTCCTCCAGCGTTACGAGTAATTCTGTTTCAAACTTCTGATATGCGCGTTGCGTCTTTTGGGGCAGTTCTACATATTCAACGGTTTTTATGCTGTCGGGGAGCTCCAGATAATCCTCTGCGCTCATGCTCAATACGAAGTCAGATAGTAACGCGTGTATTTCTGCTGCTGATCCTTCTCTGGGTGTCCAGTTGTAACCCATATAATCCGGCTCGAAAAAGCGCCTTTTGTATCCTGTCATGGTGCGTCCTAACTTGACGCCGAAGTCTACTAAATAGCTTTGCGACCATAGATCAAGCAGGCCGTTAGGCGATGGTGTGCCGGTCAGGAGCGTCATGTATTCAGTATAAGGAAGTATCTTTTTCAGCTTTTTAAAGCGTTTTGCCGATGGATTTTTAAAGCTGCTCGATTCGTCAATAACTACATGATCAAACGGCCATTTTGTTTTATAAAGATCAACCAACCAGGGCACATTCTCACGATTGATAACAAACACATCTGCGCTTTGCATAAGAGCGGCGCGGGCGACGACTTTGGTGGCGTCTGGGGTGTGGGCTATGAGGTGGATGTTCATGCCTGGGCCTCCTTCATACGTTTGATCTCGCGCCGGATGTACCAGAGGGCTTTTTCGAGATCTTGGATGGGGTCGCCTTTTTGCCCTGCGCGCCAGATGTATTTGATGGCGTTGCCGGTGCAGAAGTTCATGTGCTCGGTTATGTCGATGCACTCGATGCCGGAGGGGTGGACGGTGTAGTGGGTCGGGTGGTTTACTGCGTCCGGCTTGGGCTTGGTGCCCTGGTGGGCGGTGCCCACCCTGCTTTGGGCGCGTTCTCCCTTTTTTTTGTCCAGGTTTTTGCGCAGGTTTTCTTTTGCCTGTTCTACCCGTTGGGTGCCGGCGGTTTTTGCTTTTCTTTTATTGTGGTAGTGCCAGCGCTGATAGCACTTGCGGCACATGCCGCGTGATTCTATTCTAGTTAAGGCGCCGCATTCGGCGCAGTGTTCTTTTTGGTTGCCGCCGCGGTTGGATGGGTAGTTTGCATCCAGGGTGTCTTCGCGCTCTTCACGTCGGTAGCACTTAGGGCAGAGCCCGCGCCCATGGTTGTGAGTTTCTGCGCCGCAGCTTTTGCATTTTATGAGCTTTTTTACGCTCTTTTGTGCCGGTTTATGCGCCGGTTGCGGCGTTGGCGGCGGAGTTTTTTTATCGTTCTGCTGATTTTCCATGATCTCCTGGGCAATCCTTTCAAAGTCGGGATCTCCGGGCTTGATGATGCGCAGGGGGTTGCGCCGGAGCATCTCCTGTTGATGGATGTCGTCTTCTTCGTTTTTGCTGTGGGGGATGTCGTAGTTCGGTTCCATTTTCGCCTCCACATCTAAAAAGGGATCTCGTCTGAGGGGTCAAACTCGGGTTGACCCTGCTGTGGGTGTGCCTGGTCCGGTGCCGGGGTGCTGCCCTGGTTGGCTGGCCCATCGCTGGCGCGTCCGAGCATCTGCATTTTGTCGACTACGACTTCGGTGGTGTAGCGATCGATGCCGCTTTGATCCTGCCATTTCCTGGTCTGGAGTTTACCTTCGACATATATCTGCTTGCCCTTATGCAGGTATTTGCCGCAAATTTCGGCGAGCTGACGCCAAAATACGAGGCGGTGCCACTCTGTGCGCTCTTGCTTGCTGCCGTCGCGGCCGTTGAATTTTTCGCTGGTGGCGAGGTTTACGGTGGTTACGGCTGTGCCTGCTGGGGTGTAGCGCAAGTCAGGATCAGCACCACAGTTGCCCACTAAAATCACTTTGTTGACCATTTATTTGTCCTCCTGATCGATCTGGATGGTTGGCGTCGGCTGCTGGTAGTAGCCGCGCTCGTCGTTTTTCTTTACTACCTGGTCGATGGCTTCGAGGACGCGCTCGATGCCGTATTCTTTTTCTAGGATCCGGATGTAGGTCTCGATGCTGTGCCAGGTGTCGATTACTTCTTCGGTGGTGCGTTGTGCTGGCTCGGCGTTGATGATGCTGTTGCGCACTTCGTCGGCTTCGCTGAGGATGTGTTGCTGTTGTTCATCCAGGGTGTTGGTTTCGGCGAAGCGTGTTTTTGGGAATAGGTAGATCATTTTGATTGCTCCGGTTGTTGGGGTTCGTTTCCGGTTATGCTGCCGTTGAAGATGTTGGCGGCTTGCATGGTTATATCCTGATCGGGTTTGGGGCCGTCTATGATCTGGCGGCGGGGGTCGTTATCGATCAGCCATTGCTCGCGCGCGTTTTCTTCCATGGTTGCGAGGTGGTCTACTTCGTCGAAGGTTATGACGTTGTAGCCGGTCTGGCGGGCGTAGGCTTGTTTTATGGCTGGATCGCTGACGATGCCGAGGTATGTGCCATCTTTGCGGCGCATGATTTTGCGGATCGGCTGGTCGGGTTCTGTGGGCGCGCTTTTTGTGGCTGCGGGGCGCGGTTTTTTGGGTGTGGTCCACACGGCAGGGATGTGCTGGCAGAGCCAGTGGCGGATATCGCCGTTGTGATCCTGGTGATAATCGCCGGGGTCTTTGCCTTGCGGCGGGGTGCAGATGGCGGCGGTGTCGTACCAGTCGAGCCATTTGTGGGCATTTTTCTGGCCTGATTCGTCGTTGTCTAGGGCTATGAGGATCAGGCTGGCTTGCTGGAGTGCTTTGTGGGCGTTGCCGTCTGGTCTGGATGAGTCGTTGCCGAGGGCGAGGACGCCGGTGATGTCGCCTGCGTGTTGATCGATGAGGATGGCATCGAGCTGGGCTTCTACTACGACGATGGTGCGCTGGCCGTGGTAGTGGAGCAGGGGCGCGGTGCCGGAGCCGGGCATTACGTAGTAGCTGAGGTCGGCGAGCTGGCCGGTGCGGTCTTGCTTGGGGCGGCGGATGCGGATGCTGTTTACTTCATCGCCGATGAGGTTGGGGATGACAATGCCGCGGGGTATCCAGAGGGCGTCGGGTTTTTTGTTGCCCTGTTTGGGTTCTAGGCCCCACTTGCTGCGCGCGCTGAATACGGCGGGTTTTTCTCCGCCGACGAAGCCGAGGCTGAATTTGATGGCTTGTTGTGGGCTGATGCCGCGTGTTTGGAGGTACTGGAGCTGCGCGGAGTTCTGCTGGAGGGCTTCGGCGGCGTGGAGGATTAGTTTGTGTGCCTGTATCTGCCAGTTGTGCTCTGGGCTGGTGACTTCACGCGGGGTGAGCTGTTTGGCTGCTGGGGCGTTGGTTTTTGGCGCGCGGGGGGTATAGTTGCGCTGTTGTGCTGTGAGTTCTTTGCCGGTGCGTTTGGCGGCGTCGCGGAAGCTGAGCCCGTTGTATTCCATCAAGAATTTTATGGCATCGCCGCCGAGGTCGCACTGGCGACACCAGAAGCTGCCCTGCCCTTCGTTCTGATCTGGCCAGGCGTGAAAGCGGTCGGTGCCACCGCAGCGCGGACAGGGGCTGTGGTACTCGCCGCCCTGGTGACTGCTGACGCGCTTAGGACTGATGCCGTGTTCTTGTAGGAGTTGAAGGATCATGGGGTTAGCCCTTTATTCCAATGCCGTGGTAGATGTAGCCACCGGCTGTACGTGTCTTTGTGAATCTGGAGGTAAGATATTTACCCAGGTGTCGCTGAGATCTTCTAAGGTTTAACGGCTGGCGATCTTCCCACTCTAAATATTCAGCATATATATCTGAGGCTGATACTTTTAGATCTGGGTGTATGTCGAAAACTTCATCCACAAACCTTCTTAGGTGCGCGGCTTTTTTCTGAGTTAGGATTTCTATCTCGTCAAGTATCTCCAGTGTTTCCTTCCGGGTATAGTTGCCCCGCCTTGCTGTTTTGCTGTAAACAAAATCCCAAACACCCTGAACGTAATCAGAGCCTTTTTCTCTCTCCCTGCATTTAAAATATGTCGTCAGCGCCTGCACCAGATCCATGAACTCTTCATCGATTCTCTCTTCAGTCTCACCATGGTTTATGGCGTCTTGCGCTTCAAAAGCCTCGCTCATTACGTGAGCACGCTGCTTTACCGAGGTGTTTTCTGCAACGAAGCGTGTTTCGGGGAAGCTGTATTGCATTTGCTTTTTCCTTTCTATCCAGTAAAAGGGCTGTAAATCTTTAGTGCGCACCTTTGCGCACCTTATGTGGACCTTTTTTTGTAAAAGGTGCGCAGTCTAAATACTTAAAATATTTATTTTTTTATTACTCTGTGAACCTTGTTCACCTTTTTTTGTATAAAGTAAGGTATGTTTTTTTATTGTTGTTTGTAGGGTTCCGGCTATCGCTCGCGCGCGCGCACGTGTGCGTATATTCAGATTAAGGTGCGCAAGGTTCACACTGTCTAAATTGTGTAATAATTCCACCCCGTTCCCCCGTTGACCTTGCGAGAACCAAGGTGCGATATGGTGCGCAAGGTGCGCAGTATCAAATAAATTCATGGATCACCTGTATGCCATCGTAGACGTAGCCGGTACGTGCTTTGCGTTTTGTGTAGCGTTTGCCGAGTTGTTGCCCGAGCCAGCGCTGAGATGGGACGCGTTTTCCGACGTTAGCTTCGTACCATTGCGACCAGCTTTGGTTGAGTTCGCGCGCTGGTGCTGACCCGTATGGATCCTCCTCGATGCAGTCGTCTATCCATTCCTGGATAATGTCTTGCTCCTGGCGGTAGGCGGCGGTGGCTTCTTTGACTATCGGCGGTGGTGTGGTGCCTTCTGCTTGCCAGCGCAGGCAGCCGTTGACCAGCCAGGAGAGGATCGCGGGTGCGCATTCCTGCAGGGTCGCGGCGAGGTCTGGGTCTGCGGGGCGCTCGTTGCTGTCGGGGCGTGGTTCGCGATCTTTGACGAAGCTGAGTTCAAACCAGATGAGGCGACAGCGCTCCCAGAAGGCGAAGTCATCGGCTGCGGCGCGGGGTTTGTGGTTTGTGAGCAGGAACAGTGTGTGCGTGGGGGTAAAATCGACGCAGTATTTGTCGTGCGGGTGGCGGCCGGTGAGGCGGTCGCCACCGGTGAGCCACTTGATCCGGCTGCTGGAGAATTTGCGCCCTTCGTCGGTCTCGCTGGCGTAGGCTATGCGCAGTCCGCGCAGCTTCATGATGTCGGGGCTGGCGGCGTTGGCGGATCTGCTGCTGGGTTGATCGAGGAGCATTTCGGCTGGGATGGGTCCGGCGAGATCTCCCAGTACGTGGGCGATGGTTTCGATCAGGACCGATTTACCGTTGCGACCCTGTCCGGCTAAAGCGAAGAAGTCGGGGACGGTGGATAGTCCGGTGATGGCGTAGCCGAGGATGCGCTGGTAGTAGTCAACAAGTTCCTCGCGCTCGTTGGATATCTGCAGGAGGAATTTTTCCCAACGGTCATCGAGGTGGTCGAGCCCTTTGTAGTCGTGAGGGCATGCCATGGTTAGGTAATCTTCAGGGCGACCGTCGCGCAGCTGGCCGTTCTTGAGGTTGATTACACCGTTGTTGCATGCAAGCAGCCATGGTTTCTGGTCGAGCTCTTCGCCGTGGATCGCGAGGGCGTGTTCTCCTATCCGGGCAAAACGTAGGGTGCTGCGAATGCCGCGGTCTGAGCGGAGCTTTTCAGCGCGCTTGCGGTACTTCTTCTGGATCTCGCGCAACGCAGCGGCTTTGTCTTTCTCCTTCTCCGCGAGCGCATCTTTTATCATAGGCTCCAGTCCGTCTGCTGCTGCCAGGTACTGGACCGCGACATGCTCCACGGCGGAGGCGCTGCGCTCTTTGACGTCGCGCTCCCAGTGGTGTCCGACCCACGCGTACCACTCATCCGCGCTGGCTACGTAAACAAACTGCCCCTGGTGCAGATGGGCGAACAACATCCCATCACCCAGCTCGTTTGCATCGAGGCAGTCTTTTACAAACTTGTAATCAATCTCGGGAACACCCATCAATTAACCTAACTATCCGAAATCACGCAAACAAATTCCATTTTTCCAAATGAAATTCAAATCTCAAATGGACGCAAATATTGGGGCTTTGCCGCCCGCTCTACGCTGTACGCCCAGAAGGACCCGCGACATTTTGCCGCGAGCCATGAACAATTGAATCTGGAGCGCCTGCAGCACAGAGGGGGTGCGGGGGATCATCATTGCCCCGCACGATACACAGCGTGCTGGACAACAAGCTCTTGATCCACCTGCTGCCGATACTCAGCAGCCGCTGCCGCCTGGCGGTCCTGCTCCCACTCCATCGCATCGAGCGCTAGGGATGCGAGCAGGCAGGTAGCCGCAAACCAGGCAACAGCTCCAAAAATAAACTTGATGTACTTCATGCTTTCCTTCTCCTCATTGTCCGCAGTGCGGTCAGCAAGCCGTGATAGTAGCCCAGCATGTAAGCGCTTTCTCCGTCATGCAGTCGGCGCAAAAGCCTGCGCTCCTGCCATGCCAAACAAATCAAATGCTGCCGTGCAAAACTCTTATCAGCCATGGTTCCCTCCTTATCCCCTTACGCTGCAAAAAGTCCCCGGCGGCGCGTAAGGAGGAAACAACCGCCGGGTAGTGTCCACCCCTGTGGCTGAGATAACGGCGCAACGGTCGGGGCCAGCCGCACGCCGTGATGGGACTATTTGCGCCGCGCCTTCACACGCTGATCCACATCCGTCATCACGCCCGCATGAATCAGCCCAACAAAAAGAATCTCAGCACACCGCTGCACATCAACGATCTGCTCCATATTCGCCTTAAACACCGCCTCAAAATTCGGGGTGTTTTCAGGGTTCGCATTGCTGAAAATCTGAGAGAGGATGCGCGCAGCTTCAATAGCCTCACCCGCCTCATCAGCAAAACGAGAAAAGATGATCGCCGGATCACGGCGAATGTTGTTCAGGTCAGGGAAAATACGCGGGATAATAGCGCGGTAGACCGGGTTCTCCTCGAGGTAGTGGAGAAGTATGGTGTTGTCACCCAGTGCGTTCGCTACTTTGACAACCAGCTCTGGCTGTGGGCCGCCCTTTAAAGAGTCATTTTCTACTTTCCAAACGGCTCCCTTTGACAGGCCAACACGATTCCCAAGTTCTTCGCCGGTCAAACCCTTGCTTTTTCGTGCTTTTAATATTTTTTCTCCGATAGTCATAAGCTCTCCGTTCTCTATTTGTAGACAACTTAATCGACATACGGAGAACTGTCAAGTGACTTTTTCTCGATACATAGACTGGGGAGGGCGTATAGCGAGTTCTGTTTCTCATATAAGACACTGTTTTTGCTTGTAGTTCTTGTTTTGTGAACTTGTTTACTTTTTGCAAAAAAAGTGGTTAAACTTAGGTCATGGAAAACCTACGAGAAGAGCTTGGGCTCAGGATAAAAGAAGCCAGAGAGAAGAGCGGGCTTACCCAGAAGGCGCTGGCCGAATTGGTAGGCATAAAGAAAGGCTTGCTCTGGAAGTACGAAAACGGGCGTTCAGACCCGGAAACTTCCACCTTGATTGATTTGGCGGGGGCTTTGGAGGTCGATCCAAAAGGCAGAGCGGGCTATCGCCCGCTCCACCAGATCACAGACAACAGATTACAGAACGAAAGCGGGGCGGAACCCGATGTACGTGTACGCATACGAACGCTGGTTGTACAGGCACAGGGCAAAGGCCCCGGCGTAAGCGCCATTGTCCCAGTAGCCACCACGGAACGGCAGACGCTCCCCTTCGTTGTTGACATAGAGCCGCCCGCGCTGCATGTCGGTGGCGTGCGGGTGCAGACCGAGTTGCTGAAGGATCGCGGGGATCGTCACGCCGGATGCGGCGACGACGTCCTTATACTGCGTAGAGGGCGTGCCGACGGTCGTCACTGCCGTTGCGAGCTGCACGCCGCTGTTGCTGTCCCACTTGAGGGTGCTTGCTGTGCCGGGCGCAACAAGAGACCCATCCTGTAAAATTGCTCTCCATTCGCTGCTAGTCGCGCTCTGGTCAGCGCTCTGGTCAGCTGCATTGTTATCGGCAAGGATCTGAATCTCTCCGTCGACGATGCGCAGGCCGCGCACCCACTCCCAGACGTTGCCGACCAGATCGGCGATGCCGCTCGGCTCGCCGTTGTGCCGCCATGAGGCGGGACCCGCGCCGGCCAGGGTGCGGGCGGTGCCGCTGGCTTCGCCCGGCGTGCCGGCGTCCTGCCGGGGTGCTGTCTCGAAGGTCGCCAGATAGTCGCGGCCGTAATCGGTGTTGCCGTGGATCGAGTCCGCACCGAACTGCTTGTGGGTCAGAAGCGCGATCGCCGCCCATTCGGCATTGGTCATCATGTGCCAGCCTGCCCCCTTGGCGCTGCAACGGGCGTCTGCCGTGTCGAAGTTGACTGAGGTTGTCTGATTTTGGCCGGGCAGCGAGAGCGCCATGCCGTCGTGCACGTTGGCGGGGTACTGGGCAACCCATATTTCCGATTTCGTCGTGCCGTTGACCACGAAGGCGGGGTGCGGGGTCGCAGGCCACGCCGGGTCGATCGTATCGAGAGTAAACAGGGGGACTCGGCACATGTGGCTGGGATAGCCCTTGTCGTCGTACATCACGGTTACCTGACCGCCGGTGGCGGCTTCCACGCTCTGGCGCAGACTGTCCTTAATGCTGATGATGATGCTCACGATTATTCTCCTTCGGTTGCGGTGGTGGGCAACGCCCACAGGTTGAGAGTCACGAGATCGGTTTTCAGGGGGTCGAGCCGGCGCTCAATGACGGGAGACCCGTCCTCGCCGCTCTCCCCGGTTTCTACATCGGTGTAGGTCGCCGGCGGAATCACGATGTTG